TTACCCTTTTTTACCACCGATATGAAAAAGAAATTTTTTGCTAATTTATGGTTGACTTTTCATAGCTGGTCTCTTTTTCTCTTATCATCTAGTTGGTAAGAAACTTCTAACGCCGTACATAAATCTTGAACATTTTTAATCGATATTCGGTTAACCATCTTATTATCTTCTGGAAGAAGTTCCAGCAATGAATTAACCTTACCATTTACAATTCCATCTATTAAATTGGGAATATAATCAAAAACACTAAATATTGGAATCACTTTATGCCATTGCCTTATAGAATAATTCTCATAAGAATCAAAAATTTTACATATTCCTGTCTTAAAATACTTTTGTTCAGAATTTCTTTGACTAAGATATACCTCTTCAAAGCAAATATTATTTTGAGAAGTCAAAATCGCAACAATTTTTCTTGCTATAATGTAATATTTTTCCATCTTTTCAAATCCTTGAGCATTTTCAAAGGAAAAACGAAAAAAGGTATACACTTTTCCAAGATTATATGCACCCCTATTTTCTGCATTATTAGTTTCTGCGGTTTGTCCTATTGAAACAGTTAATGTTACTTTTTCATTTTCAATCTGAAATTGTGTTGTCCGAGTATAGGCACTCCAAGGACGCATTTTTATTGTTCTTGCTCCATCATATTTTAATAATTCGGAGACATCTGGTTGCTCGATTGCTATGCCAGGAGTATATAATGCATTTATATTTCCACCACAAAACGTAATTGCATGAAATTTACACCAATCTTCCGTCAACATATTAAAAAATCCTTCAGCATTTCCACATGCCTTTATAATGATAGGCGTTGCAAATCTAATAGCCACATTAGTGCCAATAGGATCTGTAACAAATTTCCCATTACGCAATATTGCAATCATGCTATTATTATCTTCGCCGAATAAATATTCTGGTGTATCTGTCTTGTGTGATTTTATGCGATAAAGAGAATCATCTCTTTTTTGGGGATCACTTTGTGCTGGAAGCAAAGTGACTATATTATCTGATACATTATATGTATAAGTATCGCCTTCTACCCTTATATAGCCATAAAAATTCTCATCTATTTTTTTCATATAAGCAACATTCTCTCTCCATATAATTTTTTATTTTAACAATACTGAAATTTTTGCTAGAAAACCCCCAAGCCATAAGAAATTCCCCACTATTGGAATGGTGACGATCAGTTAGCGAACAACAGAAAAATCTGTCATTAAAGGGAAGTGCTATCTGCTACGACAAAAGGATCTTCTTTTTTAATTTGTCTTGTCTAAACGTATACGATAACTCAATTTTCCTTATAAAATAAAAACACCAGTTCTGTTAATTTGATCTATTTCTTTATTTTTTATACTATTCCGATCCGGTCTTCCAAAGGTATAAATAAGGTGTAAATTATTGGTTAATCCCAAAGAAATCCAATAAAATCGAGGATTTCACGACATCCATTAAACATTGCCGTGGCAAACAAAAAGTATTTTAATCATTATATTTTTCCTCCTGAAATACCGTAGATTGCCCAGTTTTGCGGACTTTTTTGAACTTTCCTGGCTTACATACTTCTGTGCAGTTTCTTGAAAATCACGCAAAATGCGGCAATTTACAGCCTAGTGTAGTAGTCGATAGTAGTTAATTGGTAGTCAGTTAAGGGGGTGCAGACTACTCCGATTTTTGAACCTTTTAACGATTGATTGAGTAAGGGGGGGTGCATTTTGAATCCCAAAGTTCAAGCACATATACCTTATTTTTTATATTTTTTTTCAAATTGTTCGTATCCTTTTTCATTCTGTGGATAATCTGAATTATGATATTCAGAATGCTCATATCCTATATTTATATTTCTTACCTCCGGACGAGCATACAATAGTGAATAAATCATCTTCACATTCTCATTTTTGAAATAAACATCAGAATTGAAATTATTCCATTGCTTTTTTAATACTGCAATTACTGAAAACAATTCTTCATATGTTTGTGCCGTAACAGACATAGGAGTAATTTCACTATTTATAACTTTAAGAATATTGTTAATTGAATCAACACTCTTTAATTCTTGAATATCCTTAATTGAACATAAGTCTTTGGCGTTAATTTTCATAACTCTATTTTCCTTTCTCACATTCTTAACTATTTCATCATTTTATCTAGTATCATATACTGACCTAGTATTGAGACAACTTTTTATCTATTAAATGTTCATAGCAATTATACTATTTTTCCAAGCATCCTACAATTCCCAAGCACAAAAATAACGCCCACGGTTTCCCCTGAGCGTCTGCTGCTTGTCTTAAACTACTTTGAACATATTCTGTTTCATCGGCTTTTTGTCTTCTGCCTTATCCACTTCTTTTCTCGCCTGCTCCAGTTCCTCCATGCGAATCATCTCGTTCTTCGCATCATCCAGGCCAAGATGCGTATATGTGTTCATCGTCACTCCAATGTCGGAATGTCCCATCAGATATTGCAGTGTTTTGGGATTCATTCCGGCTTTCGCTTGGTTGCTGCAGTAAGTGTGCCTGCAAATGTGCGGCGTAATCTTCGGAAGCTGCACCCTAAAAATGCTGTTGTATCGGTTCACCGCATTCTTAAGCCGATGCTCCCAATGAAGTGCTACCTCCGGCATTCCATTCTTATCTCGGAAAAGGAATCCCACATAACCATCCACCATAATCTCCGGAAAATCCGTTGGCCTGTCTTCCAAAATTGCCCGGAACATTCGGAACACGTCCTCCGTCATTGGAAGCTTTCTTGTACCGGCATTTGTTTTCGTGGATTCGATGTGATACTCCATGCTGCCAATTCGCTGAAGCTGATGGTCGATATTGATAATGCGGTTCTTTAAATCAATATCCTTAATGGTAAGTCCGCAAAATTCTGAAATTCGAAGTCCCGTATGGAACAAGATGTAGAACACCTCGTAATACTTGCAGTACACGTTATCATCGTGTACAAACTTAAGGAACTTTCTCATCTGGTCCTTTGTGATTGCCTCTCTAGTATCAAATCTTTCCCTTCTGTTAATTTCTGCTTTTCCAAACCAAGCACAGCACCCACACCTTCCAAAGATAATGGAAGTCCCATATAGGCTGACCACACCATAGAACATTTCCAGGACGCCGGTACAAGGTATGTTCCTGCTTCGTAGCCTAACATTCTAGAAATACAGATACGTTCAAACTGAGCATTAAATGCCCATTTCGTAACAGCTTCATCTTCCAGCGCACTCATTACTTCTTCTGGTATTTTCTCTCCTTTTACAAGATCGCCTACTTTTACTTCTCCTCCGTCCACACTATACCCAAACAAGAGAACTTCAAAATCCGGTGATTCTGCATAACGGTAAACACCAGCCTTGGCAAGATTTACAGATGAAAATGTTTCAATATCAATTTCTAAATTCAACAAAATAATTTCCCTCCAACAAAAAAATTGGGCGATATAGTAATCCTCCATACCGCCCATAACATTTATTCGTTATTCTGTTCTTTCTGCTCTTTCTTCATACGCATTCTCTTTTTCAGATAATGAATCCCGTCTGATACCATGATGCTAAATGTTCCAATCAAGAAGCCTATCGTGCATCCAAAACATACCACAAGCATAAAGTTCTGCACTTCTGTCATTGTCTCGCCCTCCCTATGCTAAGAAATCGTCATCCACTACTGCTCCGAAGTCATCTGCTGCAGTGGTCTTGCCACCGAGAGACTCACCATCTCTAATCTTCTGAATATTTCCAAGACCGCAGGCAATCCCCTTATTTCCATTTGAGTTAAATGCATAGAAGTTAAGAGATACTCTTGCATAGCATCCGGAATATACTTCACTTCTGTCCAAGATAGGTTTTACTGCACGATCGACAATCTGCGGTGCTGTTGTGCTGTTCGCATTGATGAAGTAATGTCCTTTGTAAGCCTCATCGTCACGCTCGATATCACCATCGCGAAGTGGAAGCTTGATTGCAGCCTTATTAGGCTTCTTACCGCCGAATTTTGCAACACCCTTCCTCAATCGCAGCATCGATTGCTTTATTGACTGCATTTACGGTTTCTGTATCGTCCTTTGGATGTAGGACGGATTTTGCGGACATTCAAAATAAAAAAGAATGTGGAGGTAACAGACAATGGCAAAATCATTATTTGAGGAACTGGGCGGCAAATACGAAAGGCAAGGGGATTATTTGATACCGTGCTTAACTGTACCCGCCGAAGAAGAACAGGCAATAGGCATCTGGGGGCAACGGCATTTAGATTATCTAAAACAGTACCGTAAAGTTACATACACCAATCTTCTTACAAGCGGCAGGCTAAACGCCTACCTTGCCGACATCAACAGACAGGCACAGGAACGCTTTGAAAGGCTCATAGAGGGTATGAAACAGGCACAGGGCATAACGGAACAGCTAAAGGCAGAAAACGCCTTAGAATGGACAGGATGCCTCAATAACATAAGGGCTTGTGCGAGGGAGATTGTGGAAAAGGAAATTATTTTTGCATAAACAGATGATTAGTGGCAGGGGGAAATCCTGCCGCTTTTTCTGCTTTAGTTTGTCAGCTTGACAAATAAAAGTGTTTATGGTAAAATAGAAATGCAGAAAAAGGGCTCCAAAAGTGCATAGGTGAAAAGCCACCGACGAGCCGT